CATGTTTATATCCGCAGTATGAGCGGACTACAGCGTGCGGACTATGAGGATGCAGTCGCCGCTTTGCCAGAGAAGCATAAGGGCGGCATACAGGTGATTGCCCGCTATTTGGTGAGGGTTTTGACGGACGCCCATAATAAACGCATGTTCGCGGATGAGGACTGCGACCACCTGAGCGGAAAACGCTGGGATGTGCTTATGCGGATATTTAGCCAAGCGTCTAAGATCAACGCCATCGACCAGGAGAGTCTGGACGCGCTGGAAAAAAACTGATCAGCCGGCCTCGCCGGCGGTTTTATTTCAGGCTGGCGCTGGCGCTGGGCTATGCTCATCCGGAACATTTACTGGCGCGCTTGACGGCGCGGCAGGTGGCCGAGTGGGCGGCCTATTATCGGATTGAGCCCTGGGGCGAGGAGCGCGGGGATTACCGCGCCGCCATCATCAGCAGCACGGTGTATAACATGCAGCGCGGCAAAAAGAGCAAGCCCTTAACACCCAAGGATTTTATGCCTAAGTTCGGTCGTGATGTCGGCCGCAGCCTTGCTTCAAAGGTGCGGCAAACTTTCAGTAGATTGCAAAATATAAATAAATAATTAAAGCAATAAAGCATTGATATGAGTAAAACAGTTGGCAATATCGTCGTCCAGCTACAGGCAAACAGTGCATCCTTTAACCGCGACATGGCAAAGGCACGCCGGCAGGTCGGTTCCACGGCGGCCGGCATCAATAAGAGCCTGGCCGGGATGGAGCGAGGTTTCAACAGTGTGCGTGCGCGCTCCCAGACTATGCTTAAAAGCATTTTCTCCCTGCGCAATGTGGTTGGCGGACTGACCGGTGCCACCGGCCTGGGGTTGATGGCCAAACGGAGCCTGGAATCAGCGGATGCCATCGCCAAGACGGCCAATAAGATTGGGCTGTCGACTACCGCCTTGCAGCAATATCAATTTGCCGCAGGGCAGAGCGGGATTCAGACCAAGACCCTCAATATGGCCATGCAGCGCTTTACCCGCCGGGTGGCCGAAGCCGCCCAGGGCAAGGGCGAGCTTAAAGATGTTTTAAAGCAGTATGGGATTGCCGTCAAAGACGCCTCCGGGCGCACGCGCGATATTAACGACATACTCGGTGATCTGGCCGAAGTCATTAAAAACACGGACGATAAATCAGAGCGTCTGCGCATCACTTTCAAGGCCTTTGACTCCGAGGGTGCCGTCATGGTTAACATGCTCTCAGCCGGACGCCGGGGGCTCAAGGACTATGCCGCCGAGGCCACCCGCCTGGGCATTGTCCTGGATGATAAACTCTTGCAGAATGCCGTCAAGGCTAATGATGCACTCGATAAAATGGGACGTGTCCTCCAAGCGACCTTTACCAAGGTAGTGGCTGAGAACGCAGACTCACTGGCGGAGGCAGTCGAAAATCTCGCATCGGCAATGTCAAAGGTGGCAAGTTTTGCCGGCCTGCGCAGCGTTACAAACACGGAACTCGAAGGCTTGAAACTTGTTCGAGAGGGCGAGCTCGATTACTACGAATTCATCAATGCGGGCTTCCGCGAGCGTCAAAAATTAGTAGACGGTGTCATTAAAAAACAGCAGCAACTATATAAAATTAGTGCCCATGAAGGTTTTCGGCTGAATGAGTCGACGCGCGGCGTGCCTACCGGCGGCGCCGAAAAAGCCGAAATACTCGCCAAGCAGTATACCAAGGCTTTTAATGACGCCGTCATGACCTACAGCGGCGATATCGAATCTCCGGCGATAACGGCGGCGCGGCTGTCTGGTATGGAATTTGAGCACCAGACTAATTCCATTAAAACCACTCCTCAGGTAGTCCGGCAAGTACGCAATGAAGCCGAAATACTCGCCAAGCAGTATACCGAGGCTTTTAATGACGCCGTCATGACCTACAGCGGCAATATCGAATCTCCGGGGTTAACGGCGGCGCGGCTGTCTCGTATGGAATTTGAGCACCAGACTAATTCCATTAAAACCGCTTTGGATGATTTTTATACCGACATCGATGCGGCCGAGCTCAAAACTCAGGACGCCACCGCAGGCATGGCCGAAAGCTTCGGCACGCTGAGTCAGTCAATCGACAGCGCCACCAACACCATGGGCAACGCCTTTGCCGAGTTTGTCACTACCGGCCGGTTGGATTTCAAAAAAATGGCGGTCTCCATTATTGCCGATCTCATCCGCATCCAGGCCAGGGCGGCCGCCATGCAAATATTCAGCACTATCGGCGGCGCCGTGGCCGGGGCCGTGGGCGGGGCCGTGGGCGGGTCAACCGCAGCGGCCGTCACTCTGCAGAGCGGGGGGTATATTGGCGAGTCGGTCGTGGGAGTGGGTCGTAAAAGTGGCCGGAGCTACGAATTCCATCCCAACGAATTTGTGATCCCGGCGGATCAGATCATGCGGCGGCGCGCTGGTCTGAATTACGGCGGCGGGGCCGTCAATAATTTCAATATTGCCATTCAGGCGCCGGAAGGACGGTTACCGCGCGCAAGTTTGAATCAGTTACAAGCGGCGATCGCGGCCGGCATGGCGCGCCAGTCCACAAGGAATAGCGTATGACGACTTTTATCGAAACCCCGCGTTTTCCGACGGTGATCAGTTTCGAGAGCACCGGCGGCCCACGCTATTTAACCGTCGTTGTTAAAACCGGTGGAGGTGATGAGAGCCGGGACCGCAAGTGGAGCTATCCGCTGCACCAATACGATGCCGTCAGTGGGATTAAGACTCTCGCGCAAATGGAAGAGCTACTCTCTTTTTTCCATGTCGCCGCCGGACGAGCTTTGGGATTTCGCTATAAAGACTTTGCCGATTTTAAATCCTGTGCCGTGGGCGACAGTGTTGCCGCCACCGACCAGACCATCGGTACCGGCGACGCCGCCGAAGACGATTATCAGCTTATTAAAACTTACAGTCACGGCGCCTATAGCCGTGCCCGCATTATTGCCAAGCCTGTGGCCGGAACGACCGTGGTCTCTCTGGATGACGTCGCCCAGGGCAGTGGCTGGAGCGTTGATACCGCCACCGGAATTATTACATTTGACAGCCCGCCCGGCGGCGGCGTCGTCGTCAAGGCCGGGTACGAGTTCGATGTTCCTTGCCGCTTCGAGACGGACACCCTGTCGGCCGCGTGGGCTGAGTACGAGGCTTTGACAACAACCGTGCCGATTACCGAGGTGCGTCTATGAGCCGCACGCTGAGCGCATCTTTGTTACAGCATTTCGGCGAGGAGGTCACCTCGATTGCCATTTGCTATCATATCACTCGCAAAGATGCCGTTGAGTTCGGTTATACGGATCATGATCTGGACTTGACTGTCGGCGGCACGCTTTACCAAAGCTTGGCAGGCAATGACAGTAGTCAATTAAAGGCCAACGTGGGGCTAGGGGTGGATACCGCCGAGGTTATGCTCCTGTTCGATGATGCCGGCATTACCGAGGCCGATATCCTGGCGGGGCGATTCGAAAACGCTGTTTTGTGGGTGTTTGCGGTCAATTACGAGGCCATTGCATCACAAGGGGCCGTAACCTTGGCTTATGGATATATAGGTGAGCTACGGCTCAACGGCGAGGTCGCCGTCCACGAATTCCGCAGTCTAACGCAAATGCTGCAAAAAAATATCGGGCGGCGCTATACACCCGTCTGTGATGCCCAGCTAGGTGATAGCCGCTGTGGGATCGATATGGACGCCAGCCCGGCGGCTTACAAGGTCTCGGATACCGTCGCCAGTGTCACCAGTCGCGCCGTGTTCGATACAAACAGCACCGGCGCCACCGACTATATCAACGGCCGGATTGTCTGGACCGGAGGCGCCAACCTGGGTCTTGACATGGAGGTTAAATCATGGGACCCGGCCTCGACCACGATCAATTTGATTTTACCGATGCCTTTTGAAATCAGCGCCGCTGATGCGTTCACCTGCTATCATGGCTGTAATAAGACGTTCGAGGACTGCACCAGCCGTTTTTCCAACGGCGATCGCTTTCGCGGCTTTCCACACATACCGGGGCTTGACAAATTACATGAGCACAGCGGCTGGTAACCCAAACATAACAAGATCCGAGATCGTCGCGCTGGCGCGCGACTGGCTGGGGGTGCCCTATCTGCATCAGGGACGCAGCCGTCAAGGCACGGATTGCGTCGGGATCACCGTATCTATCGCGCGCACCTGCGGCATGCGGGTGGACGACTGGACGCGCTACGGGCGAGTACCTCACGGCCCGCGGCTGCTGGCGGCTTTCCGCGCACATATGTGCGAAGTCGAACTCAACAGTTACCGCACTGCCGATGTTGCGCTCCTGAGCTGGCGCCGGGAACCCCATCACGTGGCCATCATCACGGAGATAGCCTGGGGCCGGCTGGGGCTGCTACATTGCAACCAGGAAATAGGCCGGGTGGTCGAGCATAGGATTGACATGAAATGGCGTAAGCGTATCCGTTATGTTTTTCGCTTTCCCTTTCTCCGGGAGGGCAATTAAATGACTGTGCTGGCCATACCGCTCGCCGGCGCCGCGATCGGCGGCGCCTTGGCAGCCGGCACGGCGTATGTATCCCTCGGGATAACACTGGGATATGCCGCCGGCAGCTTCATTGCCGGTGCGTGGAGCAGCGGCTCAAACACTAAAATCAAGGCGCCGCGTTTTAATGACCCCATGTTGCAATCCGGCAGCTACGGTGAGCCTATTCCCGATATCTACGGGGCGGCGCGCATCAGCGGCAACATGCTGTGGTCGAGCCCGACACAGACTATCAAACACGAGGAGGATTCCGGCGGCGGCGGCAAGGGCGGCGGCGGCGGCGGCGCAACCTATGTGACGTATACCTATACGGCCAGCTTCGCCATTGGGCTACTTGCCGGCGAGATCGACGGCATTGGCCGCATTTGGTTTGACGGCAAGATCTGGCTGGATAACCGCAGCGGCGTCATTGAGGCGGCTCTCGACCGTGACACCATGTTGCAAAACTTTAGCCTGGTCACCTACGAGCGCAGCCAGAAAATATCGCTTTATACAGGCAGTGAAAGCCAACAGCCAGATCCTACCATGGAAAGCTACGAGGGCGCCGGCAACGTGCCGGCCTATCTGGGGCTGGCCTATATCGTGTTTGAAAATATCGACCTGGGCGGCAGTGGCCATAAGCCGAACGTGACGGTCGAGGTCTTTAAAGACGCCACGCCCACCAGCGAATATTACTATTTCGACCGCACGCCGACAACGGACGTTAATTTATATCCCACCATCACGCCGGACGGTAACCTGCTGGTACTCTGCCATAATGCCACTGACGGCTATTTTTTCCGATTGTTCTCCGGCATGACTTGGAATGAGCTCTATCGTTTCTATCCGCAGGATTTCGGCAGCAATAACTATTCTAATCCGGGCGGCTGGGAATGCCAGGGGATGTGCATCCGCATGGGGGCACCCGACGATTACGGCGTGCCGCAAAACACCATGATGACCCTGTGGGTACAGGCCAGCGGCAATTGGCCGGAGGCCTGGGTGGTCTACCATGACGGCATCTCCGGGGATATCCAAAACCACAAGCAGATCACCGAATGTGCCTGGCCCAACGAGCAGTATCACTGGGCGTCATTCAGCGGCATGAGTGCTCAAGATCAT